TCTACAAGAGTATCCTGATGTGTTGTCTTGTTTGACAATGACCAAGGTGCATCTTGACGATAAGTTTAGACCTTGGTCAGATAAGTCTTTAGCACCACATGGAGACAGATACATTCCTGAGTTAGGTATCAGTTATGGTTATAAAAACAACAACACCGACTTTGATATGGAGTGGCTATGCATATCCAAATAAGAGACTTAGTTCCGCTAGTCCATCCATATAACTGGTCTCTTTGTCGTGTGCCACTAAGGAAAGTCAATGACGATTACTATGTTTATTTGGGGAATGGTATTGTTAGAATTTTTACTCCTGATACTTTGCCTGATTGTATTAAAGGAAAAATGGCAATGATACTTGCCTTACCTAACACTAATTTATACAAAGACCATGATAGGTCTTTTGGAGTATCTGAACTAATGAATAATTACCCATCAGACTTGTTAGAGATTGGTTGGCGAGGTAGCGACACATTCTTTGTGGTTGTAATAGAACGACAAGATTTGGATTCAATGGTTGGTGAAGTGTTAATTAAGGGATAGCTATGGCAATGACACCTGAAGCAAAAGTTAAAAAGAAAGTAAAAGAAAGACTCAACACAATGGGTGCATACTTTCTTCAGCCGATTGGCACAGGCTTTGGCTCTAACGGTGCGCCTGATATTGTTGTTTGCTATAAGAAATGTTTTATTGGTATCGAGTGTAAAGCAGGTAAAGGCAAGGTTACTGCATTGCAACAAGACAATCTCAAAAGGATTGGCGACAATGGGGGACTTGCAATAGTTATTAATGAGAACAATGTTAATGAATTAGAAACATTGATTGAGTCTTGGATAAAGGAGTAATAGTATGAACAGTAAAATACTTAGACGATTGACAGCAGTAAGAGAAGAACCTAAAGAAGTAAAGCCGTCAATGGCGGTAGAAAGAAATTCTAAATTCGTTTGGACTAGGGGCGCTGATGTAATGAAGACTTTTAAACGTTATGGGTTTGTGCCACCGACAGAGTATCGTGATGATTTTTTATTCAAAGTAAACAGGGAGATGAGTAACAATGAGTGATATAAATAAACTTGCAATTACGCTTGTCATATCCATATTATTCGGTATGGTTTGTATGGTATTAGGTTATTGGTTAGCGAGTATCTTATGACACAAGAAGATGAAGGGATGCTCAGGGACATCTTTGCAGGGTTAGCTATGAACGGATGGATTGTTAGCGGAGACTACCCTATAGACCAAATACCGTATATGTCATACGCTATGGCAGACGCAATGATGGAGGCTCGTAAACCTCAAGAGATAGGAATTAAAACTGTGCGTAAAGGTAAAAAATATGACAAAACGGTTTGAACCCATACCCTTTGCAGGGATGGTCGAGGTAGATGATGAACCCGAAATACCAACAGATAGAAAACTTTTTAATAAAACTCAACAGGAGGTGGCAGACGAACTAGGAGTAAGTAGAACCGCAGTAGGTGATGTAGAAAAAAGAGCAATGAAAAAATTTAAGGAAAAATTTATTGCAAAATTTAACAAAGACGATTATATTTAATTTAACAGGGAGAAGTAAAATGAGAACACAATCGGCTAAAGCCAAAAAAGTCATAGCTTATATACAAGCTAATCCGTCAGCGTCATACGTTGCAGTGGCTAAGAAGTTCAAAATGTCACCATCATATGTGTATAAATTACGGAGTAATAACAAACCCGTAAATAAGAGTTCAACACATGAAGAAGCCGTAAATAAAACTAAGCGTGTCTTAAAAACCCTTGGTATTAGTTATAGCACTTCAGACAAGAGTCTTATAGATACTGTCAATCACCCTCCGCATTACAAAGTAGGTGGTATTGAGACGATTGATTTTATCGAGGCTAAGAAATTAAATTACAACCTTGGTAATGTTATTAAATACATTACTCGTGCCGACCATAAGGGCAGTCGTAACGAGGATTTACAGAAAGCCCTATGGTATCTAAATCGTGAACTAGGGAGAAAAGCATGAAGAAAGCAATCGTAGTAATTTGCGTTACTTTATTAACAACAGGAGTTATGGCGCAGACGAAGTGTGTGCCTGATGGCAGAGGCGGTATGTGTTGTTGGGATGTAGGAACACAAGGTCCGTTTAAGCCTATCGGTTGTTAAATTAAGTCTTAGGGGAGTCCGCCTGACGGTGCGCTCCCCTTTTTTGTAGCTATTTCATATCTTATTTAATGTCACTAATCACACTAGATTTTGAGACTTACTACGACAAGGACTTCTCCTTGCGTAAACTCACGACTGAAGAATACATCAGAGACAAGCGCTTTGAGACTATCGGTGTTGGAGTGAAGATTGACGAGGCGGAAACCAAATGGGTCAGCGGTACTTGTCAGGAATTAAAACCTTACCTGATGTCGTTCAACTGGGCTGAGTCTGCGGTGCTTTGCCACAACATGATGTTTGATGGCGCTATTCTTGCATGGAAGTTTGGTATTACCCCCCACATTTACTTCGATACTTTATGTATGGCTCGTGCTTTGCACGGGGTTGATTCCCCTGCGTCGCTTTCTGCTTTGGTAGAACGCTATCAACTTGGCGCAAAAGGCACAGAGGTTGAAGATGCACAAGGCAAGTATATAACTGGTTTCACTTCTGAGGAACTTGATAGGTACGGACAGTATTGCATCAACGATGTCGAGCTAACAAAGAAATTATTTGATGTCCTCAACAAGGATTTTCCATTGGGCGAATTAAAGCTGATTGACATGACAATAAGCATGTACACAAAGCCTACGCTTGAGGTAGATGATGCTTTACTGATGGATCGCTTAGACGAAGTCCGCAGCGAAAAGAGCGTATTACTCCAATCCCTCATGGAAAAACTGAAGTGCGAGACCGAAGAAGATGTCCGTAAGAAGCTAGCAAGTAACAAGAAATTTGCAGGGCTACTAACGGAATTTGGAGTTCAACCACCATTGAAGACTAGTAAGACGACAGGCAAAGAAACCTTTGCGCTTGCTAAGAATGACGAGGGTTTTATTACCTTGACAGAGAGCGAAGACCCCTTCATACAACAACTATGTGCGGTGCGTCTTGGTACTAAATCTACATTAGAGGAGGCACGAATTGAACGATTCATTGATATTGGTAAGCGTAATAAAGGTCGTCTTCCTATCCCTCTTAAGTATTATGGCGCTCATACTGGTCGTTGGGCTGGCTCTGACAAGGTTAACTTTCAAAATCTCCCCTCCCGTGATGTCAAAAAGAAGACGCTCAAAAATGCAGTCGTAGCACCTGATGGCTTTGTAGTTATTAACTCCGACTCCTCACAGATTGAAGCTAGGGTGCTAGCTTGGCTTGCAGGGCAAGAAGACTTGGTCAAAGCCTTTGCAGAAAAGCAAGATGTATATAGCCTGTTTGCCTCCGAGGTATACGGTAAGAAAGTAACTAAAGAGAATCCCGTTGAGAGGTTCGTGGGTAAGACTTGTATCCTCGGTCTAGGGTACGGGACTGGCGCAAGCAAATTACAACACACGCTAAAGACTACCCCTCCTGGTGTAGAACTAGACGAAGATGAGTGTAAGCGGATAGTTGATCTATACAGACAGACTAATGATGGCATCGTAGGTCTGTGGAAAGAGTCAGAGCAAGCGCTAGAAAGTATTTTCTCAGGCGTCAAAAAGCCGTATTATCTAGGAGAACACCGTTGCCTAACTGTCAATTCGGAGGGGATTCTTTTGCCTAGCGGTTGTTATATCCGATACCCTAACCTAACAGTCGAGATCCAGAACGGCAGACCTCAATACGCTTATAAGTCTCGTAGGGGAGACATATCCCTATGGGGTGGCGCGGTCGTTGAGAACGTGGTTCAAGCCTTGGCGAGATGCATTGTGGGCGAACAGATGCTCAAGATCCAGGAAAGATATTCTGTAGTGTTGACTGTGCATGACGCTGCGGTATGTGTAGTGCCAGAGGATGAGCTTGAGCAAGCAGTTTCTTATGTGACAGAATGTATGTCTGCAGCGCCGTCCTGGGCGACAGGACTTCCCATCGCCTGTGAAACTAAAGTAGCACGATCATATGGAGAATGTTAAAAATGATAGTAACAATACTTAACTTATTCGCCCTATTTGTAGCTACGTTTGCAGTATTGATTTTCGCAATCGTGTTTGCATTTTTCTTATTTATTATGTTTGCTTGTGTGTATATTGGATGGATGGAAATCAAGGCTATGCCTATAACTGAAATATGGGAAAGGATTAAGAAATGACTACTTTTACCACGGAGGACAGAATGAACTCATCACCCCCACATATTGTAGATAGCGGTGCTAGTGTTAAAACCTTAGCGGATTACATTGAGCAGGAAACCCGTGAGGAGATGTTGCGTCAGCAGATGCACTTACTTCTTGAGCAAATAGAAGTCCTTCAAAAAGAAAATGCCAAGTTAAAACGAGATGTAGAAGGTTTAATGGATGGGAGATGCTAATGTTTACTTGGTCATTCTCTTCTCTCAAGGATTACATAAACTGCCCAAAGCAATACCAAGAGGTTAAGGTCCTCAAAAACTATCAGAAGGAGATGACCCAACAGATTCTTTACGGAAACCAAGTCCATAAGGCATTGGAAAACTATATCAAAGACGGAGAACCGTTAGCAGAAAACTATAAGAGATTTGCTCCATTGATGGATAGCCTTAAAGAAATACCTGGTGAATTTCATCCTGAACTTCGTATGGCACTTAATTTTGACAAGAAAGCCTGTAAATGGGGCGCAGAAGACTGTTGGGTAAGGGGTATAGTTGACTTCCTAGTAGTGGATGGCGAGGATGCTTTTATTGTTGATTACAAGACAGGTAGCAATAAATATGCGGACCCAAAGCAGTTAAAGCTTATGGCGTTAATGGTCTTTGAACACTTCCCTGAAGTACGTAACGTCAAGGCTGGGCTGATGTTCGTCATGAATAATAGTTTTATTACAGAGGAATATGACCATGAAACCAAGGATGACCTTTGGAATGCCTTTTTGCCAGACCTTGCTCGTTTGACCCATTCGTACGAAAATGATACATGGCAAGCAAATCCTACGGGGCTATGTGGATGGTGTCCAGTTAGGTCTTGCGAACATCACAAGGAGAGATAATGCCCTACGTTACTAAACCAAGACCTTATAAGAAGGAATACCAGCAACAAAAGGCTCGTGGAGAGCATGGCAATCGTATGGAACGCCAGCGAGCTAGACGGGGCGTAGACAAGAAGATGCCTGATGGCAACGGCAACGGCAAGGCAGATGCACGAGAGGGCAAAGATGTAGCCCACCGCAAGGCGCTGGACAAAGGTGGCTCTAATAAACATGGGGTTTACATCACTACGGCGGCTAAAAATCGGTCTTTTAAGCGGGATTCTAAGGGTAATTTGGTATCTGAAACCAGCAAAAAAGAGCGCAAAAAGTAAAGTTTTAGTGTAAAGTATTTGTTTACCGTTA